TTATCTAATTCTACTAAGCGGTGCAATTCACCATTAACAAACCACATTTCACAACGCACGTTGTTTTGGTCTACCAAGGTTGCCATATATAACCCCTCTTGGTTAGGTTGAATATCTTCTGTGAATTGATGTGTTTTTCCCTCGAATGTAAATACTTGTGCCATAATGTTTTCCTTTTAATCAATATATCCTAACTGTCAACTAACAGTTGATTGTTGCAAGCCGTGCAACTCGGAGATAGATTAGATCACCATGCCTTTACTGTATAAAGTACACTACCACCTTTGAATTGTGTTCCCTCAAAATGCCCTAGCATCTCAACTCTACCAGCTTGATAACCGATAGTTTCATACATCTTTTTATCAATCACAGTAACACCAGCTTTTATCTTGTGTTCTTTGTTTAGATTAATCTTATATACATCTACCTTTTGTTCATCTGTATTAGCTACTACCGCCGTTCTATCAGATTTTTCTGTTGCTGCTTTAGGTAGATTAGGGTTGCTATGTGCAATATCCTGTTTAACCTTTTCTGCAGCAACTTCAACTGTAGGTGCTTGTGTGTAATAAGTCGCTACTGGTTGAGTTCTTTCCTTAATGGAAATAACTTCTTGTGCTTGTTGTTCTGTAACGTGAATTGCTTTTGATAATTCTGTAGGTGATTTAGATTGTTGTTGCGTAATTACAACAGGCTTTTCAATCTGTTTTTGTTTGTATATGTGATAGCACCCCATACACACCAACATAAATATTAGCATCGGAATTAGCACCTGTGCGGTGCGTTTGTGTGCTTTGATATAAGTTAGTACCTTACGTAGATAAAACATTCACCTATGCCCCCTCTACCTCTTCCATTAGCATTTTTAACGCTTTGAATTTCTCATCGGAAAATCTATTGTTTAGGCTATCCCTTAATGCACTACTATTCCATTCAAGGCTCATGCACGTATCATAGATGCCAGCGATAAGGTCATAATCAAAACGCTTATCATCGATGTAGGATAGGTTAGGCAATTCAATATTCAATGCTTTTTCCATTAGCTTCAATGCATCATTAAACATATTAACGATTTCACCAGTACCATACTGTACCGCTCTACTCCACACTACATCCTTTAATGCATCAGAATGTTTCTCTACGTTGAATAGATTTTGTTTAAGATACTCACACGCTACATCATAATATGCGGACTTGATGTAATCGTGTTGCATCTTTTCAAAGCCTACCGCATCAAGTGTACCTAATTCTTGCCATTTAGCAATGAACCCATCAGAATTGATTTCTCCACTATCAATCAAGGCTCTAGCATAATCTGTGTAAAATCCACCTTGCTTTAAACCCCATCCAAGGAACGCATCAACACTACCACAATTACTTGCTAGTTGATATGTACCATAAGAGATACCGCCAGCATCATTGATGCCACTAGATACACACGCTGGATCTCCATTACTTTCATACTCAGCACTTAACTGTCCTAATTCAGCCATTTTAATTACTCCTTTTCTTTGTCATTGCTGCCCCCATTCATATATTGGGAACGCTTAACACCACCTGTAGCACCGATATATCCACCTAATACACCAACTATTACACTTGCCAAGTCTTTTTGTTCAAGATAAATAGTCATGATTAATGCGGCTGCAAGTGCCACTAAGGTTATAGTGTCCTCATAATTAATCTTCATTTAATCGCATCCTTTATTGATTTTACGAACGCTATCAACTCTTTAACCAAACTCATTGCACGTTGAAACCATGCACTTTCTACAAATTCAAGTTCAATCATATTCTCTACAATCGATGCTAATTCAACCATGATTGGCACTAGATACATCAATGTAGATAGAAACACATCAATGCGACCTAACATAGGAATATCCACATCAGGCAAGGTTAAGAGAATGAAAGATAAGAGGAATAACCACGGATAAGATTTAACTAGCTTTTTAGTCATATCTGCTCGTAGCTTTCCGCTTACTAGAAATCTGCGTTGGTGTCCATCGACTTCAACGCTTGCCCATCCTCGCCATATAATCGCAAGGAACATATTCTTAATGGTTAATTCTCTATTAGTAGCCAAATTAAAATTGCGTGCCTCAACTAAGACACGCAAGAATGTATCAACAAATACCAATACAACACTTGTAAATATGGCTAGTGATATTCGCACCGCCTCTGCTACGTTAACCCCCTCAACCATGAAAGGTGCTAATACAACCTCAATCATTCTTACTCCCCAATTCGTTCGATTTTTATAGTAAATTTATCATTTTTTATCCAAAAATCACCACTCCACCCATTAATATTAAAGTATGCTTTCATAATAGGTGGGCGCAAATTTTCAGCCCTTACATTTACCTCAACATCCATTGAGGTATTAATTGTAAAATCATTAACGTGTTCAGCATTATAAACAGTCGCTCTATACCTACCTTTAGGCAAGTATACAAACATTTTTTCTGTACCCCTAATATCTGTAGGATACTTTTGCCAATTCCAAGTAGTAAATGACACAGGGTTAGTTTGAACATAACTCTTGCTACCATTCGATGTACGTTGCACAATAAGGGCGGGTTTTTTCTCCCCCCC